TTTAGTTTTTTAATTAAGATTTTATTAAAAAAGAACCAACAATTGCGCAGCTAACAACTGCTCACACTTTAGCAACAAGAGTTTTTATAAAGATGTACAGACATAGACCTGAAGAAGCTGAAGAACTTGCTTATAGACAAATCAGAAATTGGTTAGAAGAAGATAAGTTTGAAGATGCTCTCAAAGGGTTATGGAAAAACAAACTTATTGCATAGTTATAACCTAAATGACCAAGGCGCAATATCCTTTACTCACATAAAAGCTAAAAATGTCTAACAAATGCGCCTTTTTTCTTAGATTTACTCTCTGAGCTGCTCAAGATTTATCATTTTCTTTTGTTCATTTTTACCTATTTTTTTTCGGCAGCTCTTTTTTTAAACTCTAATCTCAGGGCTATCATACTTAAACTCCTTGCAAATATAACGATATGGCATACTCGATAGCCCTTTTCTTATAAAAACATTGAATTACCTTATATACGACTATCAGGGCAGTTTTCCATCCCATTACTGTAATCTATATTAATCAACAAACTGCCCTTTTTCTTTTATGCAGATTTAGAAGGTTTTTGCATTTTGTCTAATGCTTTATTCCCTTCATCAGCATATTTCTCATTAACAGTCAACATATCAATGAAAATATTATCTTTGTTTTTTGCAATAAAGTTATTAACGTATTGTTCAATAGCAAATTCAACTTCTTTTGCTGCTGAACGCTTGTTTATTGTTGCAATTACTTTTAACCTATTCCATAACTGCGTATCTATACGCATTGTAAATTGTGTTCTTTCTTCCATATCATAATCCTTTTTCGATATTGTAACAAAATATAAATGAAACATCAAGAAACTAACTTGACACCACTTTGAGTTAAGTATATTATTTAGAAAGGAAACCAAGATGAAACCACAGAGAAATCAAGTTCAATTTACTTTGCGGTTGCCTGATAAGTTAAATGAAACAATTACACAACAGGCGAAAGCAAAAGGAATTACAAAAAATTCATTAATCATTCTCAAATTATGGGAATTAGCAAAGGAAAACTAAATGACAGATGACCAAATACTTGAAGAAGCTCAAAAAACACCTTTAGAGCTTATGGGAGCTTTTATAGCAGATGTTTTAGAAGGTAATCCTTCTAAATGGTTATTAAGAAAACTAAATGAGCTATGGGATGAAAAGTTAGAATGGAGTTTTAAAAGATGAATTTATTTGAAAAACTACAATCCGTGAGGGTTGAACTTCAAAACACTAAACTGAAAAAATCAGGCAAAAACAAATTTGCAGGTTTTGAGTATTTTGAACTTGCTGATTTTCTGCCGACAGTTAATGTTTTATTTGAGAAGAAAAAACTGTTTTCAAACTTCTCTATTATTGACAATACCGCAGTATTAACAATTGTTGATTCAGAGAAACCTGATGACAGAACAGATTTTACAATGCCTACTGCTACTTTAGAACTTAAAGGTTGTAATGCTATTCAGGCTGCAGGCGGTGTAAATACTTACTGTAAAAGGTATTTATATCTGAATGCACTTGAGATAGTTGAAGCTGATATGTTTGATTCAACTTCAGGTAAAGAAGAAAAGAAACAAAAAAACGTAACAAAACTGTTTGTAGAAAACAAAGGAAGCGTAACTATTGATGATTCTGATTTAGACATCATAACAGGGCTTGCAGGTGTTTCAGATACAAAAAATCTTGATATTTACTACACTCAAAACAAAAGCAAAGTGAAAGACTTAGATGCTTTTATTCAGGCTTGTAAAAATAGAAAGGAAGCTATCATAAATGGTTGATGAACAAAAAAAATATGATTATCCTAATGGATTCTTTGTTAAGGAAGTTAAACCTGATTTTATTTCAGTTGGAATCAAATGGATAGACTTTATAACTTGGGCTGCTGAACATCATAAAACTAAAGACGGTTGGGTTAACCTTTATATTTGCAAGAGTCAAAAGACAGGCAAGTTATACGCACGTTGGAATGATTCTCAATGGAGAGCTTCAACAGGCTCAACCGTAGGACTTGATGAAGAAAAACCAGCAGTTAAGTTTGAAGGAGAGGATAAAATCCCGTTTTGATTGCTCGTAATGTTCTGTGGCGGTGTTCTTTATGCTGACTACACTATACACCGCCTTTTTTCTTTTAGTGAAGGAGAATTGATATGGAAATAACAGTATTTGAAAACTTTCCCGAAATTAATTTTATGGGAGAAAGATACATTAACATCAGTAATACAGATTTTATAGAACTAAAACCGATATTAGATTTATGCAGAGTACATAATAAGACTTTATTAATTTCATTTAGTGAGAAAGAGGAATAAAAAATGAAATTTTACTCAAAATCTAAAATTAATAATGATATATGCTATTTTGACGATATGAAAAAGTTATACTCTTTCATTGATTTATATTTTCGAGCTAACAAAAACCACGAATATATTGAAATAGCTTTAAGTGATAAAGAAGAATTTAATAGAAATGTTGAGGAATAGATGCAGGGCTACATAAAACTTTTCAGACAGTTAGCTGAAAACGATTTATGGTTAATTAAACCTTTTTCAGAAGGTCAAGCGTGGATAGATTTACTTCTGATAACCACTTTTGATAAGGGTTTTATTAAAACTAAAAACGGACAATTAATAGAACTCAAAAGAGGTGATTGCGGATTCAGTCAATTATCCTTATCAAATCGGTGGGGTTGGAGTAGAGGAAAAGTTAAGAGATTTTTAGACCTACTTTTAAAACTTGAAATGATACAACAAAAAATCTATGGCAATTACACTATTATCAGTATTCTTAACTTTGATAAATTTCAAAATGATACAATAAACAATACAATAAATAGGACAATAAACGGACAACAAATAGAGCAACAAACGGACACTATCAATAATGTAAAGAATGTAGAGAATGTAAAGAATGTACATCCCCCTATAATCCCCCAAGAAAATTTTTCGTGTGAGAGAGAAGAAGAAGTTGAAGTTATAAAAAATGACCCTTATATAGACCCTCTAATAGATGAGTGTTTAAAGGTCTATTCTGAGAATTGCCCTGACCTTTGCAAGCTCCGATTCGAGAGAAGAAACCGAGTAATAAGGGAGCTTACTGCTCAGGTCTTAACAGAAATAGACCGAGATATAGGAACTTTCAAAGAACTTTGTTTAAAAGCAAATGAATTGAAAACAATCGTTGATAAACCGATTGACTACAAGAAGATGCTTAACTGCTATCAGGGAATATTAAACGGTGCGTATCAGGAAAGAGAAGAAAAATCCGCAGCCGATTTATTTCTTGAAAAGATGAGGAGAGGAGAATGCTAAAAGACGAATTAGGAATGTTTTTGGTTGAAATATCAAAGATGTTTCCTGTAGATAACAAACGAGATTATGACAATATCATTAAACAAACAATTGAGTATCTTTGGGATTATTGCAAAGGGAAAGACATAAACCTTACTAACGCTAAACGCTATGTTTATGACAATTACACATACAAGTCCTTCCCCGAGCCGAGTTTTTTAAAAGATGCAATTATGAAAAATGTTGTCATTAAAAGCACTACGGTTAAGAACTGCGGTTTACTGTTACTCAGGTTGCCTGACGGTTATGTTTACGACTTTACAATGACTGACTTCGGAACAAGTTTAGAAGAACTTCAAAACAAAGCTAAAGACAAGTACGGAGAAGGTGTTAAAGTCAAGCTATTCCCTAAAGGTAGTGAGTATGTAAACGGCAAAGTTTGGCTACCTGATGCAAAACACGGTGAAGTTGTTAATTGGTGAAGGAGATTGAAAAATGGCAAGTATCAAAAAACAAGTTGAAGAATTACTTAAAACAGGTTGGTTTTCTAACTATCAGATTCAACAAAGGTTTAAAAGTTCATCAGCAGATAGAGAAGCACGATACATAAGACAAAACCCGCCCGAAGGCTATGAGATGCAACAAAGAAAAAAAGAAGGCTCTCCGAGAAGATGTTTAGAGTTTAGTTTAGTAAGGTTAGCATAATGGAAAACATTTTAAAATTTTGTATTTTCGGTAAGATACAACCTAAACAATCGGCACGCTTTACACGTTTCGGAGTATATCAAAATCCGAAAGTTAAAGCCTATGAGTTAGAAGTTCAGAGAGCTTTCAGAGAACGCTATAGAAATGACGTTAGATTCCCTTCTAATATGCCGTTAGTGATAAGTTTAAGGGTTTACCTGCCTATTCCTACATCCAAGTCAAAAACTTTCAAAGAACAGGCAGAGAAGGGGTTAATAAGACCGATTACAAAACCTGATACTGATAACTGCGGGAAAGTGATAAAAGATGCCCTTAACGGCTTGGCTTATTATGACGATAAGCAAATTATTTCAGAACATATAGAGAAATGGTACAGTTCAGAGCCGAGAGTTGAAGTTGAGATTGAAGGTGATTACTATTAGAAACCCTATAACATCAGATGAATTAACACCTATGGAAAAACGAATATATAAGGCAATTGTCTTTGAAGGTATGGACTTTAAAGAGTTAGGTAAAAGGTTTTCTATTGAGAGAGCAACCGTAGTTGCACATATAAACGCAATATGTCAGAAAAAACAGGTATGGGGTAACAGTCGGTTATTTGAATTGACAAGTCAGTTTTGGGGAGAGTTTATGAAAAATATTAATTGGAATTGTAGCCTGTGTCAGTACAATACAGGCAAGTGTATTAACCCTAATTCTCAATTCTTTAATGAGAAGTTTAGCACCAAGAAGAAAGCTGAAAATATGGTATGTAGTAGGTTTAAGGGTAAACAGAATGATTAACTTCATAGATTTTGATATTAAAGTGCCTGCATACAACAACCTTATACAATGGACTGAATCAGCCATAGAATGCTATCAGAGGGGTTGCAACTGTCAGGGGTGCGACATACCAAGACCAACTGGAGTATGTTGTATGAAATCATTTGTTTTGTTACTTGTCAGGACAGTAGGAACACCTGAAAAAAAGATAGAAAAAGAAAAAATTGAAACAGAAATTATTGAAAAAGCTAAAAAATATATTGATAGAGGGTATAAAAAGGGGTGGAAAAAGTGGTTAGCCCAAGAATCTAACATAACTTATCCTAAACTTTTATATCTTTTGAGAAAAAACGGACTTGAAAGTTATACATATATGAGAGATAAGGAAAAGAAGAAATGAAAGACATATCAGGAATGTTTCTATTTATAATTGCAATACCGGTTTTGGTTGTATTGCTGATAGTTTGGCAAGTGAAGGGAGTTATAAATGCAAGATAGATTTAAGTTTAGAGTGTGGGATAAAGACCAAAAAATAATGAAAGAGTGTACTCAAATTACACTCGATAAAGACCAAAAAGGCTCAATGGGTGATATAAAAGGTAAAGTAACCGCACATCTTATATATCAACCTCATTATATCCTTATGCAATGCACAGGCTTGAAAGACAAAAACGGAAAACTAATTTATGAGGGGGATATAATGAATGTCCTTATAGATAGTTTAAAACCTCATTACATTAAGCAAGTTGTTGTATGGGATAGAAAAGAATGGCAATTAAAAACATATAATAAAGATTATAGAAAAAATTGTTCTGAATGTGGCAGACAATTAAGAACAAAATGTAAATGTTGTAGTGAATATTTTTCAAGTACAGGACACACTAATTTTAAAGAATTTTATAACGGTATTATAATCGGCAACATATATGAAAACCCTGAACTGTTAGAGGAGTGCGAAGATGAATAAAAAGCATATAGGCTCTAACTTTGATGAGTGGTTAAAGGAAATTGGCGAAGGACATCTGATTAATATTAGTGCTTGCAAACATTTTAAAGGTATAGGCGAATGCGAAATTATGGAAGGACTTTGCGTTAAAAACGATTGCTACTTTAAAGAATGCGAACGCTTGAAAGCAGAAAATGAAGAACTGAAATTACACAATAATACTCTTGTTTATAATTGCGAAAAGTTCAAAGAGGGCAACATCATATTAAAACAGGCTCTTGAAGAAATAAGAAAGATTGTATTAGCTGAATGTAAGTTCTGTGGGAGAAATATCACAGACCGTTGTGCCTTATGCGACACAAATACCGTTCTAAGCAAGACAAACGAGGTATTAAAAGATGAGTAACAAAGATTGTCAATTATGCAAACATTTAGATTGTGATACGGAAGGTCATTTTATTTGCGGTCTTGACGGTGAGATATTAGACCACGAGGGAATATATTGCGACAAGTTTGAGGAGTACAAAGATGAGTAATATAATCAAAAAACTATACACAAAGCACTTAAACGCTCTTGTTGAGCATTATTGGGAAATCTATAAGTTCGATATGAACCCTAATCATTGCTCACATAACAACGAAGCTGATGCGTTCAAGCATTGTATATTTCAAGCAGAATTGACCTTTTGGCTCGGTAAAGACATAGCAAAGTTTTTCGGTGATATGCACGAAAGCAAGCCTGACAACCCTGAAGCCGAGAAGGTTATGGACTTGCATAATAACGAGGTTGGTAGAAATATCGGCAAGCCTTATTTTTGGGCAATATTCAAAAAACTGTTTAATCGTGAAGCGGTCTATGACAGTATAGCCGAGAATATTATGGATAAGATGAAAAAGGGGGAATTGATAACAAAGGTGTAATTATGAGAAAGAAAAAAGAAATTTTACTAAAAATAAAACATATTAAAGGACTTGCAGAATTATTCAAATGCGTTTTGCTTGCCACTTATTCTTATAGCATATTTACAGAATTAAAATGTCGGACAATAGAAGATTTTATTGATTTTATTGAAAGACATCCAAATGAGATAGAAACAATATGTAAGGAATAATAACAATGAAAATCACTAACCGAATGATTAATAATTCAGTCAACACATATCAATTGTATCAAGCGAAATTACGCAAAGATACAGACAACCTGAAAAAAGAACTGTTTTACAACGGAAAAGAAGAAACGGAAAAGGTAAAACAGTTAAGGAAACAAATAAAAGCTGATAGTGAGAGTTTATCGAGATTTTTGGATTGTGAGGTGTGAGATGTTTGATTTTATAAAACAAATAATTAGCAAATTTGTATCATCAAAAAAAATGACTATTGAATATAAAAACGGTGAATATTCTGTCAAAGGTTGGCTATTAACCAAACAAGAAAAAGAAAAAATATTAAATGATTTTCTTAAAGTACAGTTAGGAAATGAATTAAAAGTAACTTTTCAGGAGAACGACTAATGCTGACATCACTAATTTTATTCACGATAGGCGGTTGGTTGATTTATTATGTTTTGTTCGTGGAAGGGGAAGAATAGACCGCTCAGAATGCCCGTAATTGAAAGTTTTTGAGTTGGTTGGATAGTTTATACCTACGGAAAGGAGAAGAAATGATGACAATAATAGAATCTTTTGATAGATTTTTAAAAACAAAAATAGTATCAGATGTTGATAAAACAAAATTAATAGACCTATCAATTATATTTGATTTAGATGATAAAACTTTCCAAAAATCTGATTATATTTGTTTACCTTATGATGAATGCTATTTTTATTTGTATAGAAATATTTATGTTCATATTAAAGAAGAAAATGCAGAAACATATAAAATAACTTTTGTAAACGATTCCGAAAAAGTATTAGCTTATCATACCTTAACTCTTGTATTAGAAAAAAATAAAAGGATTTTATACAATTATCCTGATGAGGTTGATGTTCATTTATTAGAAATAGATACTTATATATTAAATTTGTTATTTAAACTTTTAAACAATATTAGCCATTCAAAACATAATTTATACGTTACTACTAATTTTTCTTTCAGATACAGAGATAGAGAAAACAAAATTAGTAAAAATTATAAAAAGCCTATATTCATTTACACAACCAAAAAAGAAGCAGATATAAAAATAATTAATCAAAAATTCCCGAATATTAAAGTTGAAAAACAAATATCTTGGAATGTTAGAGGTCATTGGCGCAGGTTACATAATGCTCTATCAATCGGCAAAGACAGAGCAGGAGAGTATGTCGTTTCAGGTTTTACTTGGGTAAAAGACTTTATAAAGGGAAACCAAAACGAAAAAGCAAATAATAAACCATATTTTGTTAAATAAAGGAGTTGAACAATGACAATATTAAATGTTAAAGAAGTAGTTGAGTTGCTTCATTCTGATAAAAGAACAGTACAGAGATTAGCTAACAAAGGATATTTTCCTAAAGGTGTCTGCGGTAAGTTCGGAAGATTTTGGTTGTTCAATAAAGAAAAATTAGAGGAATTTATTTTTAATACTTGCCCTGATTCTTAACTTATTGTATTTTATTTTTAGTGTAGTTTTTAGTGTAATTTTTAATGTCTGTTAGTAAGGATAAGAGAACAGGACACTATGGATATAACTTTATGTATCAGGGTGTCAGGTATCACAGGAACTTTAAGGATGCAACCTTTGAAGAAGTTGCACAATTTGAAACGGTTGCACGGTCTGAACTGATAAAGACAGGCTATGACATTACAAAGGATAATAAGACCTATACTCTCTCTGAACTGATAACTGACTTTAAAATATACGTTGATAATAACTACACTGAAACTAAAAACGCTAAAAGAATCGTTGATATTTTTTACAGGCTTGTTGGTAATAAACCCGCTGAGAAAATAACAATTAACGATTTAGAAAAATACCGTACATACAGAAAAAAAGATGTTCAGAATGCAACCATTAACAGAGAGATGAATAATATAAGACGTGTATTTTCTTTAGCAAAGCAAAATCACAAAATTAAGTTTAACCCCTGTGATGATTTAAAAAAGCTGAGAATAAAAAACCCTGCTAAACGCTTTTTGCAAAAAGATGAAGAAGAAAAACTGCTTAATGCTTGTAACCCTGTTATGAAAGCTATTGTTATTATTGCACTTCATTCAGGGATGCGAAGTTCAGAAATTAAAAATCTTAAATGGGCGGATGTATTTTTAAAACAAGATTATCTGATAGCCTTAAACACTAAGAACGGTAAAGCAAGAAAGATAATACTAACCCCTCAGATGAAAGAAGCACTTTTAAAACTTCCTCATATCGGAGAGTATGTTTTTATGAATCCAACAACAAAGAAACAATACACAGAATTTAAAGCTACTTTCAGAAGAACAGTTAAAAGGGCGGGTATTCCTCATATTACTTTTCACGAATTAAGACACACGGCTGCAAGCCGATTAAATGAAATAGGTGTAGATTTAATAACAATTCAGGAATATCTTGACCACGCTGATGCAAGAACTACTCAGAGATACATTCATAACCCAAAAAAGAACATAACGGATGCCGTTAAACGACTTTCAGAATATTAAACGATTTTTAGAACGATTACACTAAATTTACACTAAAACTAAAAAATACACTAAAAAATAAGGGCTTGAGAATTATACTCAAACCCTTTTCTTTAAAGAATTTCGGAACGACAGGATTTGAACCTGCGACCCCTACCACCCCAAGACTATTTGCTTAGGGAATTTACAGTCATTTACAAACACTTAAAACCTAATACAGACAATAGGTTTAAGGTCAGAATGACGTTAAAATGTATCTTAAAATATTCAAAGTTTTTTACTCCTCATTACACTAAAATTACACTAAAAATTTTTTGCAATAAAAAACCCCTTAACTAAAAAGCTAAGAGGTTTTAATTTATTCAAAGTAAAATGAGGAATATTCACAATCGGAACAATCTATTAAACCCTCACAAAAATGGTCAGGATGATTACAAATTATATGCGCTCCTAAATTGTGCATAATCTCTTTTATTCTTGAATCAGGTTCTTTCAATTTTTCTATTATCATATCAAGAACAATAACCCATTCAGGTTTTACTCTACGATAGAAAACAACAGTTTTTTCTTTAGTAGAACCTTTAGGGCGACCTGAACCTGTACGTTTGCCACCTCTTGTCATTATTCCTCCACATTCATCTTTAAGTTGAAATTATGTTCAAGAGCATATTGAACCCTTCCAAAAATTTCTAATGTTCCTGAACCTTCTTCAACATCAAAGATATTCCATTGATGACTATTGCCATAAGTAAATGAAATACAATGTCTTTTAGGGTGATAAGTAACCGTTAATTCTTCTTTTTTCATTATTTAGCTCCTTTCAATTTGCTAACAATTATACTATATCACGCTATTAGATTTTTTGCAAGTATTTAATTAAAATATTGTTACATTCATTTACAAAACAATAAAAAACCCCTTAACTTTCGTTAAGAGGTTGTTAGAAAGGAGGTTCATTGAGTTGGAGTTCAATGAACTGATGAAAAAATACTATGAGTTGAACAAATCTTTTTCTGCTTGCCGTCTTTTTACAAGTCCTGCTAATTTCTTCTTGTTAGCATATACCCACTTCAAAAACTCATTACTTGCACCTTCATAATCAGCTTGGTTTAATTTTCTTAAAAGAGTTGACCTCATAAAGTTACCGCTGCCGACATTGAAGATAAACGAGCATAAAGCGTCATATTGCCCCTGAGTGAGAGTTTTCGTTACTAAACGATTAATTACACCTTCGACATCTAAAACGTCTCTTATAAGCAATTCTGTGGCTTGTGCTTCCGTGATAACATCATCAGGTCTGACATTATTCGTATGACCATATCCGATAGTCCAAACTCCTGCAGGACATTTATAGGCTTTTAACCTTAAACCTTCAAATTGTTTAATCAGATTCAGACCTTTTTCTGAAACGTGCATTATCGACTTCCCATTAAAAAACTTTTTAAATCATCAAGACTCGATGAGATTTTTTCAAGTTCAGAGTACATATGTGATTGAAATTCTTTATAGGCATTAACTTCAACATACTTATCTCTTAGCTTGTTTTCTATTTCATCAATTATTTGTCTATGCATTCTTTCAAGTTGTTCAGGTCGTACAAATACATTATTCTGATATATGTAGGCTATCACCACTATTATTAATGGCGCATACTCTATCCATTTTTCCACTTACTTATTCCCCTTATAAAATGTGTTAAAAACAGTAAACATAATTGTTTTAGCTATATTAATATTGTATAATATATTATGAAAGGAAGGTTTTGATATGATAAAAGACGGCAAAATATTTTGTAATAATTGTAATCAGATTATAGACCGCAAACTTGATTCTAAAGCAAAGCGATATACAAACCATTTTTGTTGTAAACAATGTGAAGGTGAATATAGAACAGGGAAACTAACACACCCAAGAAAACAAAATGATATAATTTTAAATGAAGATTTTGCTATTATTAAAATAAAAAATAATAAATATGGTAATTATGATTGTTTAATTGATTTAGATGATGTTGAAAAAATAAAAGAATTTTATTGGAATATTAGATATGATAAACGGCATCCTAACCATACAGGATATATTGAATCTGTAATTAGAGTGAATAGAACATCGAACAAACGTATTCATTTACATAGACTTGTTATGAATTGCCCTGACGATAAAATTATAGACCATATAAACGGAAATACTTTAGACAATAGAAAAAATAATTTAAGAATTTGTACTCAAAATTACAATGGTAAGAATAGGCAATTTGCTAAAAATATATATTATTCAAAAAGGGATAAAAGATATATAGTATGTTTTCATATAGATGGTAAATATAAATATTTATGTTTTACCCGAGATTTAAAAGAAGCTGAAACTTATGCTTCAATAGGAAGAAAATTAATAACTGAGAATAAAATAAATGAATTATTAAGTATGGAATGTAAAAGTATTAATTCTTGAAAATACTAATCTTTGCCAGCAATCGACAAAGAAGCTCATTACATTAGCTTTTATTTTGTTCGTTCCTGTTGCTTTCAGAATTTCCCTGAATATAAGAGAGGTTAAACGTCTGTATTTGTTCGGTGTAATATTGCCGTTCAGGTTTTCATTCATCATTTGAAATTTGTTATTTAAAAGGTAATCGTGAATCATAGAACTAATCAAAAATTGATTATCTGTCCGAGAGCCAACAAACCATAAAAATCTTGGTATGTCTGCACCATTCCACACAAAACCCTTAGAAATAGTAAATGAGAAGTTTCTTTTTGTAGTCTGAACACAAACAGTTACAGTATTAAAGAGTTTAAACGGATGTTTAATTTTATACTTTATTAAAGTATCACTATCACCAAACTCAATGACGTTCTCTCTTATATCCGTTTCAGCAGGGAAGTAAAATATATTTGTTATTTCTTCTTTATTTTGCATTCTTCACTAAGTCAATCAAATATTCAACCGCTTCTTTAATCTCAGGTATCTTTGAAATAAGTCTTTTGAAGTCATTGATAAGGTCTGTAATAATCTGTTTAATCTCATCATCTACGGTTGTTGAATCAAAGTATTTTTTAACTTCTTTGATAATCTTTGAAACTTTGTTGAAAATTGCAATCTTTTTAAAAATGTTCATAAGTAATCTCCTTATTTACGTTTTTGCTTAAAAATGTTAATTACGGTGTATCTGTTACCCATTGCAACACACCTGAAACGTGCTTTAATGTTTGTGTTGCCGTTCCGTCATAACCTGTTATACTTTTTAAATAATCAGGAGTTGACTGATTAATTAGGCTATATAAATCAGGCATTGGGAGAGTTGTGTTTTGATTAGTTGTGTCAATAGTGAAGTATGGACTGTAACCGTATGTATCATAAACTAATACAATGTCTTTTCTATAATCAGCATTAGCAATTTTTAAACCGTTATCAGTTTTAGTGTAAGGTATTGCGAGATAAGGTGTATAAACTAATTTATCATTAGCAGTAATACGAATAGAATTAATATTAATACTTCCTCTATAATATAAAGTAGAACCGCTATTCTGCTGACCAAATATATAACTAAAATTTGAGTTATATATTTTGGTTGAATTGTTTACTGTTATTTGTAATTTCCAATCTTCTCCCGATAATTTCGAGTAAACAAGATATTGAGTTCCTGTAAATTTAAATCTTATTCCGAGTTCTACAGAATTAGCATAAGTATCAGCACCGACTGTTTGGTTAGCAATATCTCTGTTTGTACCGTCAGAGCTTAAATTAATTGCAAGTTTTTTAGACGTGCCAAAAAATAGCTGAGGTATTCCATAATAAATTGTATCTACAGTATCACCGCCAATTATGAAAGAACGAGTAGTCCAACTTGACGGAGTAGTAACAAACATCTCAATTTCCCAAGTATTTGCCTGTCCGAGATTTTGTTTATATGAACCTGATGTAAGGTAATTTGAACTTGAAAACCCACTTGCAACCCCATCCGTAATTGTCGGACTTCCTACTACTGTGTAATTGTTTGTGTAGTATGTGTCTGTGCCTGTTTTATGACCGCTAAAGACTTCTGAGCCGTCAACGGTGATTTTAACTTTTTTAAGGTCTATTTCAACATCACCGCCTGCAAAGTTTCTTCCAATGTCGATAAGCGCTGATGTTGTAGTATAAATAGTTTTTGATGATGTTACAGTTGAAATGTTAGTCCAAGTATCACCATTATCCGAAGAATAATCGGCAGAATAAGTCGTTCCTGATTTATAAACATTAACTAAATATTCTTCATTTTGTGTTGGTGTAAAAAAGGAATTGATTATATAACTATCGTCACTTGCAGCTACAGCAATAGCGCAATTTCCGTTATAAGGCATAATACGAATTTTATCACCTCGTTGCGCCAATACCCTGCCATTTGTATAATCAGACATTACCGAAGTGAATTTAACAGGAATGGTTATATCCCAATCGCCTGCGCCAAGTGCGATTGAAGGAGTATCCAAAAAGTTTGAACTTGAAAACCCACTTGCAACCCCTTCACTTGTTATTGTCGGAGAGCCTGTTACAGTAAACTTTGACAAATCAAACGGCGCATTGTTGTATTGAGTTAAAATGTCATTATAAAGTGTTGTATCGGAATAAACCTGTCCGCTTTCGGTGTAGCCTTTGAGAGCGTGTAGTCTGCCCTCACCTGTCGTATTGAGGTTAGAGAGAGATTTATTTGCTGAATCAGTTTCTTCTATAACAATATTAGCAACACCGCCTGTTACTACACTTTCACCATTGACAAGAACATCTGAAACATCACCTGTTTCACCTTTTTCACCTCTTGGAATAGTGAAGTTCAAGACGGCTGCGCTTGATGTACCTGAGTTAGTTACACTTGCGTTAGTACCTGCAGCGCCTGTAGTTGTAGTTCCTACAGTTACAGTTGCAGCAGCACCTGTATCTCCCTTATCACCTTTAAGATTATGAAAAGCTAAATCAAAACTTCTTTCACTTGCAGTACCCCCTGTAGTTACAGAAACAGAGGGAGTACCTGAGTTATTGTCAACGCTTGCAGTCATTCCTGTAATAGTTGCGTTTTCACCTGCATCACCTTTATCACCTTTTAAATTATAAAAATCAAAATCTAAAGAAAAATTTTGAGGAGTACCTATTCTTGTTACTGTTACTGCAGGTGTACCTGTCAGATTATTTACTGTAGCATTTATATCTGTTATTTCGACTGTTTCACCGTCAGCACCTGCTGCTCCTGTATCTCCCTTATCACCTTTATCACCTTTGAGATTTTTAAAATCAAAATTGAGAGTTCTTGCAAGAGGTGTACCACCCTCTGTAACAGATACTGAGGGTAAACCTGTATTATCATCAACTGTAGCAGTTACATCAACTATAGATGCGCTTTTACCGTCAGCGCCTGTTTCACCCTTTGCACCCTGCGGTATTGTGAAATTAAGAACTGCAGCATTTTCAGTACCTACATTTACTACACTTGCATCAGTTCCTGCTGCTCCTGTTGTTACTGTACCTATTTCAATAGTTGCAGCATCACCTTTTTCACCCTGAAGCCCACGCTGAACAACATTAGCATTCAATATCTGTTTTTGTTGTAATTTAGCTTTTAATACAATTTCATTTTCTTTCATTGTGTCTATTCCTCATCAATAACAACGTGTTTATAAGAAATACATAAAGGCGCAGGATTGCCTGCTTGAGGAAATACATTTATAATTGCCCCTGTGTTACTGTCTATTACATCTAACCCCCAAATATATTGAGCTGAGTTTTTATTTCTTTCAAAAATATTAAATAACTCTGTATCAGCAGGTGTCAGATTAACATTAATACTATGTTCTTCAGTTATAGCAATAGTCTTATTTAAAATCGGTTCAGTTTCATAATCTTTCCTGATAGTGAAACGAGCTGAAGTATAAGTGCTTATATCTTCCTCAAAAACAATATTCAGATTTACGGTTGTACCGATAATAAAACGGATTGTATCATCTATACATTGATTGCAATTGCAACTCATTTTTTAATTCTCCTATCAATTAAAAGAGAGGGCTAAAACCCTCTCTATCTGCCTTTTTTCTTTTTCCCTTTGCAAGCCATAATTCTCTCCTTAGTGTTCTTCAGTATTCCAAGCAGTCATAAAGGCTACATAAAGCGCCATAAATTCTGCTTTAGTCATAGCAGGTAATATAATCTGATGTTCTACTAACCATTCTTCAGTACATTCTTCAGGTTTTGTATAATCAGGCTGCTGATAGAAAATTATTAAACCTGCCTGAATGCCGTCTGTTAAGTTAGCAATATTCAACAATACATTCATTGATTCAACTGCAGATTGATAACCTTTTGGTTGTTTTCTGTACCAACCAAAGTTTTCAATATAAAAGAACTTTGCTTTAAATCCTGCTTCTCTCTCAGCAGCTTCTTTTTCTTGATACTCCTGAGTATCACTTATATCAGTAAAAACACCGTCAATAATATCCCACTTATCAGTTCCTGCGTATTGCGCCCAAAGCTCATCCTCTATACAACAAATATATTCAGGTATCTCATAGCCATAGGCTTGTTTTTTACTATCAAAATAAATCATTTTATATCCCCTCTCTTATGCGCTAACACCCTTTAAAGGAAATTCAAATATATATTTAGTTCCATTGTTCCCTGTTCCTGCACTACATTGATATTTATAACCTGCAGGAATAAACAAACTAACAGAAGCTGAAGTATCTGAAGCAACTGCTGAAACATTAACTGATATAAATATTTCATTTTCACTTGCATCATATAAATGTATTGATGCAATTGCAGCATTTGAACTTGAAACATAATTTCTGAAATGTACAAAACAGTCTTTACTTGCCGTGTACATAGTGTTTACTGTTCTTGAGTTTTTATTTGAGTAATCAGGCAGGGTTAAATCTAAGCTGCGAGCATTTACATCAAAATAGTTATAGTTGTAATTAAAGGTTGTTACAGTAGCTGCACCTGATGAAACAGTTACATCACCTATCCAACAAAACGGTGTTTCTTCCCAACCCTGAGCGGTGTATTTATAACCTGCAAAAGGTACTACTGAATTATCCAAGAAATAATCACCGATATTAGGAGATGTAGGAAATTTTGGAGCTACTGTTATTTTTGAAGAAGCGCCTGATGTTATTGTTATTGCAGCTTCTTTTTCTTTAATGATATGATATGTACCGTTAGAAGCAGGTACTGTTAATACCGTATCTGATGTTACACTCTCAATAGTTGCATCTGACTGAACACAAACTAAATCAGGGTTAGTATTGCCTGCAAGAACAGTAACCTGAGTATCACTATCTTTTTGTAAATAAGCAGGTTTACCGCTTGAGTTGACTTTACCTGAAGCAACCGAGAACGGATAATAAGAACTTGAACGGTTTAAAAGAGTTGTTGCTTGGTCTAAATTAATTGCTTCAGAGCCTGTCTGAGCAGCGCCAACATTCCTGATAGTTGCACCGTCTAAATCCATACCGTTTGTTGCTTTCACCGAGCCAACAACTAAATCAGCAGTGCCGTCAGCTAACCAACTGACAAGCTGCTTAAAGTTAAAATCCCAATCATCTTTTGTAAACAATGTACCAACCCATAATTTCAGGTTAGTAATTAATGGAATAGCCATTTTTTATATCTCCTCTTAATTCTGATAATCGTTATACTCTACACCGCCATAAAGCATATTAGCTTGAGCCTTTTCTGCTGCAGGAATAAGTTTTTTGATAGCATCATCATAGGCTTGACTTTGCATCTTTTTCCCTGCATTTGAAAGTTTGCCTATATTTTTAATTGAACCTTTTGCCATAAATTTTGGCGAAACAGTAAGTAACCCTGTTAAAGCAAGAGGGTTATGTGTTAAAACTGCAGTTGTAGGTGAACCACCTATAATTGCAGTTCTTAATAAGTTAGCAAAACCCTGTTCTGAACCTGAACCACCGCCTTGACCTGAAAACCATTTTTCTAATGCTTCTCTTGCTCTTGCATTGTTTAAATCTTCCATAAAGTTAATTTTTGAGCGGTCTTGTAAATCTGCAATAGCATTTTCAAAAGATTCATCAGTTCTGTTAGCAAGTAAACGTGGATTTCTTTCATATTGTTTACCTACAGTATTTTTAATATTTTGAGTTTCTTCTTGAATCTTATTGATTTCTTTTGCTTGATTATAAAATTTATTTTCTTTAGGTAATAAATCATCAACGGCTTTTAATCGGTTATCCATACCTGATAAAGCACTACCCTCAGAGCCTATTTGCTTAATTTTATTTCCCATTGTGTTTTGACTATCTAAGCCTTTAATAATATTTTTGATGTTTGCAAAAGTATCATTGGGTTTTGCATAATTGGGTTCTATTCTTCTCAAATAGTTATTTATTTGATTAGCAACCGCCTTAATTGAATCGTTTTTAATACCACCTGCAGTATCATAATTAGCTATATCATATAAAAGCTCTTTAATGTTATGTAGGTCAATGGGTTTTACACCACCCTCTTTATTCAACAACTCTTTTACTAAGTCTAAATCTCTGCTTGCTCTGATTTCTGCAGGGTTAATTTCTCCACCTCTTGCATATTTTTTAATAACAGAATCAACTGCATTTTTTAAATATTTTGTATCTTCAGGTTTTGAGCTTAAATTGCTCAACATTTCTTGTATTTCATTTCCTGCTCTCTCTTGTAATGTTTTCATACCCTCAAGAGCTTTTTCACCCATTCCATAATACATATTTCCAAAATCAACATCAGAGGGTAAAGCATTTTTAGCTTCTCTAATTTTTCTTTCTATTGGTTGATATGCAGTATCAGGGTTATATTTACCCTCAAGAATGCTCTGTCCTGCAAGTTCTTTTTCAATAGCATTTTTAGAATATTTTGCAGGAACGGATGTTAAAACTTCTAATACTTTTGGTAAGTTATTTTTTACAAATTCACTATTAGCAGCTTTTTCAATTCCTTTACCTACTCCTTTAATTGCAGGCGGTAAAGTTCCCTGAATAGCACCTGCTAAAATAGTTCCTTTAGCAGCACCCTCAAGCCCATTATCTCCTCTTTTCATTGATTCAATTGCGCCTACTGTACCACCCTGAATAAGAGCATTTTTAGCAAAGTTTGCTATTCCACCACCTCTTGCTACAGGTAATCTTGAATAAACTCCTAAATCAAATAATAAATCACCAATACCGCCAAGAGGTTTAAAATTTTCAACTTTTTGAGCTGCGTTTTCTCTTGCAGTTTTATAATCTTCACCTTTTAAAGCCATTCGCAAAGGCGCACCTACTCCTGAAATAAGAGCGTTTTTATACGCTCCCGAGGGTGTTAGGTCTATATTTTTCTTCTTAGTATTAGTTTTGGGAGTTTCTTTGATTTCTTCAAAATCATCCCACTTTGCTTCTTGAAAATCTTCCCAATTAGCCATTATATTACTACTCCACCTTTTTGTTTCATTTCTTCTACTTTGTCATTAGGTACGTTATAAATCTTGCCGTTCGGAGCTTTCATTTGAGTAAAACCTGTGCTATTTTGAACATTATCTGCACTTTCTACATCTCCTAATAATCGTGTATCAGCATAAAACATTTGTTTTAAACCCTCTATTTTAGCTTTTACTTCTTCAGGGTTATCACGAGTAGTAGGCAAGAACTTTTCATACTCTTTTGCTTCTTTTGGACTAAATTGAGCGCCTGTTAATGTATGTCTTATTTCAGTTCTTAATTTGTCTATTGATGTTCTTGTAGTTATGTTGGCAAGATTATCAGTTTTACTATCATATTTATTTTGTGCAGGGTTAAGACCTTGCCACAATCCTATTGAGTTCGGATTTTTCTCTATAAGCTTTAGGATAGTATCCATTTGATTTATATTTGCAAGAGCAGCTTTTTGAGCATTCGTTAATTTATTAGTTTTATTCTCAATTTGTGCTTCTAATGCTTCAACTCTCCTTTTATCAAGCTCATACTCTTTTTCTTTCATTTTATTCAGGATATTTTGTTGGTCTATTTGTCTTTGAATAGCTTTATCTTCTCTCATTCTTTCATAGTTTCTATCTTCTCTCTTAGCATCGAGAGTTTGAGCAAATTGGTCTGCTTGCTGCGCTAATTGTCTATTGAATCTATCCTCTCTCATAGCTTCGGTGTCAATACTGTTCATTATTCCATAGATATTTGAAGCGAGTTTATCTTTTTGATTTTGAAGTTCCATAGCTTTTTGTTGTTCAGCTAACATTTGAGCTTCTTTTCTTCTTGCATAATCTTCAGCCAAATCTTCAACTTTACCTGTACGAGGATTGAAAACATCTGTATCAAAAAGACTACTTAAACCTCTTGTAAAATCAGGATTGAATGCAGGAACAACTCCTGATAAATCAGCATTTTTATTAAACAAATCCTGAATAGTCATATATCTTGGAGTTGCTACAGGTTTATCTAATTGATTAAGAAAATAAGCAATAGATTTTTTCTTTAGTTCTTCTTCTTCAGGACTTCTTTTAAATTGAGGATTATCCTGAGAAGTCTGAGCCATAGCAATTTGATTCTCAATATCAGCAATTTCAGCTTCTTGAGGTGTTACCTGTTTAGAAGAAACATTTTGAGCTTTTGCTATTACAGGCATTGGCGGTAATTTTGGTTCAATCGTTTCTAACTTATCAGGATTTACATAAATCTGTTTTGGTTTAAAAGGTGTATTATTTGCCATTATTTACTTCCCCCTAATCCGCTCATTAAACCTTGCCCCATACCTGAACCCATACCTGAGTTGATTGCATTACCGAGCATTGATAAACCGCCGCCTACATATTTTTTCCAACCTTTAGCGCCAAAGTTTTGAGTGCCTAAATAATTGCCCATAGCAGTTGCATAAGCATTTTCGTATGTATTACCCTGAGCTTTACTTAAAGCATCATTAGCACCTGTTAAAGAATTGCCATAAGCAGCAGACATTGTATTCCACGGTGTAAGAGCTTTTTGAGAATAATAACCCAATCTTGCCTGCTGACGGTTAGCGGCTTCATTATAAGCAAGTTGGTTTATATCTCTCTGTAAATCTCTATTCTGTTCACCAAGCGCTCTGTTTTCAAGAATTGCAGCCTGACCGCCCCTAACACCCTGACGAGCCATAGTTGCTTCTATTTGCCGTCTGTTTAATCTTTGAGCATCAGTTGCTTCATTAATAGCATCTTGCTTCATTTGTTCAATTTCGGGTAAAGAAGTATTTGCTTCTTTTTCAAATTGAGGTTCTGCTTGATTAAATTGGTCTTGAAGTTTTGTATCGTATTTTTCAGCACGATTTTCAAGACTTTGTTGCATTTTATTTGCTATACCCTGCAAATAATTAATATAGTTTTGGTATGCGTTTCTATAGCTTTCACCTTTTGATTCTTTTGTTAAAGCATTGCCCATATCACTTGCAATACTTCCTGCTGCTGAAAGCCAAAATGCTGCTGGAACTGCCATTATGCTATCTCCTTATTTGAAACTTTATCGTATAAAATCCTCATACCTCTGAAATTCAAAGGTTTATCGTTACTCTCAATGGTAACTTTGAGCCAATTAGCGTATTTATTAACGTAAATAACTCTGTAATCATCTGTGTTATTCTTTGATTCATAATAGTATTTTGAAAAATACCTATCATCATAATCACCGCCTGTTTTATCAGTAACATTAGTTTGTTTTATCTCTGTTCTGTTATCGAGGTTGACTGTAACATCAAAATCAATCTCAGAGTTTTTCTGATAATAAATATGTATCTCTTTAAAATATTTCAGTTCTTCACTTGTACCCCAATAAGGAAATTCTAATTTTGATTTTAGTTTTCTTCCTCTATATGTATTTGTTGAGTACATCAGCTCAATAAAACTGTTATCTTTCCTGCCAACAATAAACTCATTATTTATTACTGCGAAACAGTTAAAATAAGCATTGGTTTCTTTACCTGTATAGAAAGAACTTTTATCATAATTCTCAGGAGAATAATCACCTGACAGAGTTGAATCAAGAAAATCATAGGTAAACCAAGCATTAGTGCTTATATCGTAAACATAAATCAGATTATTCAATATAAGATGATATTTAAAATCGTAATATTCACCGTACATTGTAGAATTATCATTGATTGACTGCAGCAATATAGGTCTTATCGGTTCACCGTAGTTATCAGTTCTTAAATTGTCTAAAGATGTTGCTACAGGCTGCGCAAAGTTACCATTAAATAACCTGATTGTTTTATCTGAAGCCAAGAATAAAATACCACCGTTAAAACCTTTATCAGAGGGTATTCTTGCCATAGAATAACCGTTAAGACAACCGATATTAGAGCGTGTTTCTGTTACGGTTGTTGCTTCAGCATCAGAAACATCTAACAAATATACTTGTTTTTGAGAGGTTATGATGATTTTATCATAATCTCTTTTCATTCCTGTTAGTTTAGAGTTATCTTTTGAACGGTTAGAAACATCTGTAAAATTAGCACCGTCAAAGAGTTCTAAGTTTGTATCAGCTACCCAAGCCTGAGTTGGATATTTGTCAGAAACACAACCAACTAACCTAAAATTAGCGGTTTCTAAAAAGTAAGGTTTCGGACATTCATTATTTATCTCAGGAATTGCATTAGTCAGAGATGTATCAGCTTTATTATCTGTATAAGTTAGTGTTTCATTATCATTGACAGTATCAACTAACTTTAAATCTTTATTTGTTCCTAAAGTTCTGTATATTTTTCTTGCAGTTACACCGTCATAACCTAAAGGCAGGTTTAATTTTGTTGATTTACCGTGTATCTCAATAGTGTTTGAGCTTGTTCCGATTCTTTCCTCACCACCTGCAGTTACAAAGGTTATTTCATAATGATAAGTTCCCTCTAACCCACCGTTTGTATCTGTAGGAATAACCTCACAAGCGCCCATTTCCCATACGTTTTTACCGTTATAGACTAAAGGATAGTGTTTACCGTTAGTGATAAAGAGTTTATCATTCAGAAAAGCAAAATCACAAAGCCCTGTACCAAAACCCTCATAAATCTTTTTAGTATAAGAGCCGACCTGAGAGAATATACAACCGCCTGAAACAATAACTCTCTCATTTTGGAGTTTATTCTCAGAGTTCAGGTAAGAAAACCCATAAATACCGTCAATAGCTTCACCTTCAGCAAATTGGACTTTGTTAATTTCTGCAGGAGCTAAAACCTTATTAGCGCCTATTATGTCATTTTCATTGAAGTTGACTACATTATAAAAATACTTGGTATCTAAGAGTTTATCACCTAAATCAACTCTCATACCCTGATATTCAAATGATTGAATGCTCTCAGTCATTTAATTACATTCCCCAATAAGCGCTCTCTTTTTCAAATTCAAAAGGTTCTCTGATATAACCTGTCTTTTGTACTCTTGAGCGACCTTTAATAATATCTCTTTTAGCCTGTCTTAACCACTCATCAAAATTGACCTTATAGTATGAAGCTCTTTGAGCATCAACTTTAGAGAGTAGTTTATAACTTGCATAATCACATATAATCTCTATATGTTCATCAACAAGCATCATTTTCTTGTTCAATACTTCCTGCTTAATCGTATCATCAGGATTTACAGGAATATCAAAGTGCAGAGAGAGGTAATATATCCATACATTATTCTCTTTTACACATACTCCGTAATTATGAGGTTCAATGTCGGTGTTTTCTATTCCTCTTGTACAATTATAAAAATGAGTATCATCTTTGTACTCATACTTAATTTTTTCATTTTCAATAGTAATTCTGCCGTTTTTAGCAGGGAAACCTGAAGTGCTGCCTACTTTAATTATTGTGTCATCTATTCCCAAATCATAAGCAAGATTAGTACAATTAAAACCGTTACCGTTTTGAGGGTAAAAAGTAATTGTATCATTCCAATAATTAAACCACTTCGGCAAGCCCTGAACAGGAGCAGGGAAATTACCATAAGTATTGTTCAGATTCTGCTCAGCTATCGGGTAAGCATAACCATTGATAAACCAAACAAAGAACCTGATACCCTCACTTCTTAAAATTAAAGGCGGTTCTTGCATAACTGCAACATCAGCATCTATCGGCATTGAATAAATTGACTGAAGTGCTTTTGTTGTTTTAGCATAATCATCAAGCGCAAATTTCAAAGTAGCAACAATATTTTTATTAGAAAAAAGCTCATTGGCGCTTTTACCGATTAAATCATTTTCAGTTGCAGTGTTAAATCTTATTCTTTCAATAACATTCTGTACAGTATAAGACATATCGTTATTCCTGTTTACCCCAAATATAAATAGTTACAGTTGCCGTTTTTAAATCAACATTGGCAATTTCTAAGCTCTCAATTGAGGTGTTTAATAAAACCATTTTAGAGTTTGTTATTTCAAACTCATTTACTTTTACATTGACTAAGTTATCAGATATAACAATAAGAGCAAAAGGACTTGTTATTTCAGAGAAATTGATTGTCCTATAATCTGAATCTACAGGTAATTCTATCTGAGTTTTAAAAGTTTCATCATAATCAAAATATCTATCATAATCTCTTTTTGAGATTTCATTCAATTGTTCATCAATCTCAAGCTCTGTAATATCAAGTTTAAGTGTTTTCATTTTACCTTTATCCTTATTTTTAAATTTAAAAAATGTCCTCTCCCAATTAAGAGAGAGGACAAATTTATTACTAAGAAGCTGCTATTGCAACTCTTTTACCTAAGAGAACAACTTTAACCGTTGCTGCTGCGGCTGCAGCTTCAGCAGAAATTGCAACCGTGTTAGCGGTTTCTGCAGGAGTACCTGAAGTACCGTCAACAATAAGTGTAGTTCCTGAGTTGATTACTTCAAGTGTATCACCTTTAGCTTGGATTCCTGTTTTAGCCATACAAATACCTTTGACGGCTACAAAACCATAAGAACCTGAAGCAATTGCTACTTGAGGAATACCTACAACTTTTGTTACTGTAGATGTTGCAGGAGATGCCGTTCCGACTTCTTCAGCTTTTTCAACAAGTACATACGGTTGATAAGCAGTTAAAGCAGCAGATGCTTTAATGTATCTGTATGTAGTTGTAAAGCCTGTTTGAGAATCAGCAACTTCCACTTCAACACCGATATTATATTTAGCTACCGTTGATGTTTGTTTCATAAAATCATCAGCAATAGCGTGTCTTGCAATAATTTGATTAGCCATAATTTTATCTCCTTTATCCTATTATGCGTTCGGGTTGAGTGCTTTAAATACACCATTGACACGTCTATCAACACAGAACAAGTTGCCTGTATAGAATTTCTGATGAATCATTACAGGTTGGTTCGGTAATCTAAGACCTGAAACATCATTAGGAGAGTTCTTGCCGTCAAATCCGTATTTATGGAAGAACTTGATTGAATCAGGATTGATTATGTACAAGTAATAAGCTGAACCTGAACCCTGACAAAATTCATCAGCGTACCAAATAACACCGTCAACATTAAGACCGTCAAAACCAACTTCCAAATCCTTAGCAGGTAAGAATCTTTGTTGTGTTTGTTGAGCTGCTTTAAATGCTGAAAGAACTGCTGCTTTTGAAACCATATAACCGAGTTTAGCTGCATTACCTTTCAGGCTTGCTTTAGTCTTTAATTTAGTGAGCATTGGTTCAATTCCTGCATAAGATACAGTTGTTGTAGTTGTATCAATTTGAGGTAACCATTTTTTATCACCGACTTCATCAACACCTAAATCAGTATCAAGTAAACCTGCATAAGCAGTACCTGAAGCAGCGAAAATATCAGCCATACCGTTAATAGCAAGCGGATTATCATTAGCTGAACCATAGAAAGATTTAGCCCAAAATTCTCTGACTGCAGCAATAGTATTTTCTGCTTTTGCAACAACCAAATCAACAACTGCTCTTTTTGAATCAGCAGTAGCATTCAAATCTTGGAGTGTTACAGAGAAGTTTGAATAAAAATACTTCCAATCCAATTCAGCAGGAATAATATTTTGCTGAGTATTTACGTTAAGTAAATCTGCTGAAGTACCTGTAATATAACCCATAGTTTCAGTCGGGTTGAAGTTAAGAGGTACTGTCAATCTGTTACCACCATCCACATATACTTTTTTCTTCATAATTTCTTTATATAAAGGAGTAGTATTTGTAAAGATAGTAGGCATTTCATCATCAATGAACTTTGTAGTTGTTGCAAAGATTTCATTGAGGTCATAAGTATGTGTTGCCATTTTCTAAAATCCTTTCGTTTTATTCTGAATCTAAGAGGGAGTTTCTAAGCTCATAAGTGTTTTTAGGTTTTCTTGGAGCTTCGAGTGTTCCCTGTTTTGTTGAAGAATTGAGAGCCTTAACTTTATTCTGCTTATTCTGAGCAGTTGTTGCTAAGGAAGCATTTTGTTTAGCTTTTTCGAGCATTTGCGTATAATGTGAGTTTAAAAATTCACCTTTCATATTACTTGGAGATATATTATTATCTCTGCAATATTCAAGAAACGCCTTAGAATCAAACTCTAAACCTGTGTCTGCTACTATTTGCTCTATTTGTTGCATTTGCTCTTGAATAGTGCCGAGTGCAGAATTGTAGGCTTGCTCTTTCCTCATTTCTTCTAATTGCTGAAAAGCCTGTTCACCTTTAACAACTCTCTCCTTAATAACAGGCGGTAAATCATCAAAAGCCATACCAAACTTTTCAGTTTCCTGCGCTCTCCTGATTTCATCAAAGACTGAGCGCAATTTTGAACCATACACATCATTCTGTAAGAGTGCATTCAGTTGGTCTATCAGAGCTTGATTTTCCTGATAAACAGGTAAATTAGTCTGATAATCTTTGAATGCTTGCTCTAATTGTGCAGGTTCTTCAAACCCCATTCTCTTTAAACTCTGTTCTAACGGTTGATACTTCTTTTCATAAAACTGTACTGACTTGTAAATATCATCAGGAGTTTTCCAAAGACCGTTTTCAAAGTTCTTTGTTTTCTTCCAAAGTTCTTCAACAGGAGCTTCTTGTTCAGAATCCTGATTAAGAACTTCGTGCAGTGTCTGAGGTTTTTGTTGTATATCTTCTGCAGGTGTTTCAGTCTGAACATCTTGAGGTTCTTGGACTTCTGCACCTGTATTATTCAATTGTTCTTCTAAATCTGCCATATTTACCCCCTAACCTTAAAGATTTTTGAGAGTAAATCAACTGACATAACAAAGTTTTCATCACCTATACTAACTTCAAAGGCGCTTTTAGCTCTGTTTTGTCCTGCAGGATGTTTACCTAAAATAACTGCCGTTACATCTGTATTTGGAATATAAAGTTTTGTTCTTTCATTGTTCTTATCAAAAACTTCTGTTTCCCAAGTAACAGGTTTTTCAACTATAATAGGAAGTTTCCCTAATTTAGGTGTCGGAGCTTCAGCAGGTGTTTCTGCTTTAGCTTCGTAATAAAATTGTCCGTTTTCTTCTATCAGTTCGGACTTGTCAATTCCTATTTTTTCAAGAAATTTGACTGCGTGAATTTTAGACTTAACGGCAGAGCCGTCAGCCTTAGTGATGAGTGTTTTCATTCTATATCTCCTATAAAAATACTGCTTCCTCACAATGAGGTTCAGCTTGGTTATATTTAAGGGTTGAAATTAAAGGGTAAAAATGTTATAATAATATTAGCTCTGCTGCGAGGGAGCTTATCCCTCGATTTGTAGAGCTATTTTTATTCACCTTTTGTTTTATTTTGCATCATTTTATATCTTTTCCCGACATTCTTAATATTTTCAATAACATAGTTATATACATCTCCACTATCTACATTTTTGAAATAGTCGTATACTCTGTCAGATTCATTTTTGTAATTTGTTGTTTTCATCTTTTCGGAATCATACATTTTTTTTCTTAAAAATGGATACTCAAGAAAATTTAATGTTCTATCTTTACCTTTATTTTTTTGTCCAAAAGGAACTACTCCATAATCTCTTATATATGCAGGATTTTTTTGTAGAAAATTTTGATAAAATTCTCTACCATCATTTTTTATCTTTTCCTGCGGTTGGTTAAAAATTCTATCATATATTAGTTTTCTACCTGCCCAAATATCATTTCTATAAGGAAAATATTCAACAACTTTTGCAGAAGGTAAAACTAAACTTTCAACTGCTAATATACTATTCAATTTTTGTTTATAATCCTCACTTTCAGGATTTTCATTATTTATCCAATCAGCAGAATTACTTAAACCTGCTAAAAGTTTGTTATAAGCTCTCTCAATAATATCTATCTTTTGAGCTTCGTCATTATGTATATTGCCGTTTTTATCCCAATATTCCATTTATTATAAATAATCCTTAAATTCTGACGGTTTACCACCTTTGAAATAAATTCTAATATCATCAATGATTTTATTAGGGTCAGACCATAATTTATAATCTTGTCTAAAATTATTACTTGAACCCCAATCTTTTACATTGGGTACTAATTCAAAAGAACTTTTTCCTCTTTCATAATCTAATAAATTTTTTATTGCTTTTATTTGAGCTTCACTTGGTTGTCTTGACATAAAGAAAGAGTTAGTTTCAGGCATATATCGGACTGCACCATTATCAATAAATTCATCAAAGCCAATTTCTAAATTATTGACATTTTCAGGATTATCAATAAAAGCATCAACAATTTCTCTATGGTCTAAACTTCTTTTACCTGCACTACCACCAAACTTTTTACCACTCATATCTAAATATGAGCCGTCATTTAATATATATCCTGCTTCTCTCCTGTTTGTAGTAGTTCCAAAATATTTTTTAGCAATATCCTCTATTTCCTGATTAAAAGACGGTGTATCAAACAACACTTCATTATATGCTTTTGCTAACGGATTGACTTTTTCACCTAATAATTTTTGTTGTTGCATTTTTCTTTGAGGTTCTAAAATAACCTTTTTATAAACCTCTTTAGCAGGCGCAAACTCTGACATAAGAGCATCATAAGCCTTAGTCTGAGCAAACTTTTCAGCAGCTTCATCAAGCGCTTTACCTACTGCCTGACCTGCTTTAGTTTTGCTTGCTAATTTACCTACATAAGGAACTGCTCCGATAGTTTCACCGATAGCAAAACCTCTTGCAGCTCTCTTTGCAATTTCAGGGAGTTTAGCACCTTCAACAATTCCCTGACCTGCATCATACATAGCACCACCAATACCTGTACCAACATAAGGAACATTAAAGAACGGATGAAAACTTGCACCTGAAATAAGAGAGCCTACTGCACCTCTTGTCTTTCCTTTATCGTGAGCAGCATTAATATCAGATAACTCATTGAGATAGTTTTGAGCAATCTCATCAACAAGTTTCTGCTTTTCAGGGCTTAAACCCTGCGGCACTTTCAATTGTCCTACTGTCTTATATTCCATTATTTACAAAACCCTCTTGAGGTATTTGAGATATCATTTTGCCCTCTTGCATTAATTCAGTTTCTACTGCCTGCTGAGGTGTCGGTATCTGAAAACCAAATTGAGCCAAGTATTGTAATTGGCAGTCTAAAGGCATATCTTTAAACAACTTCTCAGCTAACTCAGGCGGCATTGAAATTGGCGGTTGAGAACTTTGCATTTGAGCTTCTTGTTCTTCAAGCGCTTCCATAATTCCTGTTTTATCAGGAATATCAAGAGCGCTGAGTAATAACTCTGTACCTGTCTTTGTTTCAGGTATTTTACCCATTTGCGCTAATTGCATATAAATTTGAGCTTTTTCTGCTCTTGAACGTGGCATTTGAGCGCCTGCAATTACATCAACTTCATACTCTCCGACTGATAAATCAGCTTGCAAAGTCTGGACTGCTTCAAATTCTTTTTGAGCATTCTCTCTGTAAATCTCAATCATAGGATTTACTTCAACTACAGGTTGTCCGTTTTCATCTAATACAGGCTGACCGTTTTCATCATACTGATTAATTTGCGGTTGAAGCAGCGCAAAATCACCCCCACTCAGTCTTAATATACGAGGTACATTATAATAAAGCTGAATAAGCGTGATATTCTTTTCACCCTGTGTAATAATAAAGCGCTTAACGAGTTTTTGAATCTCATTAATTGCTGACATTGGGCTTTCATTGAGCATCTGAACCATACGACCTGAATCAACACCGTCTTGTTTCTTACCTGAGATTAATGACGGATTAACTCTTGCTATTTCATAGGCTTGCTCTTTTAAGATTTTAATATATTCAATTAAGGTTTGAAGTCTATCTAAAGTGTTATTAGTTACGACTTCCATTTGTCCTAATTGGTCAACTTCAATTGTCAGTTGGTCTATAATCTCTTGGTCTGTTATATCAGCATCAGGAGTATGAGCTAAGAATGAAACATAACCACCGATTAACAACCTGATTTTTCTATATGCTTTATCTATTCTGTTTTGAGTTTCAATTAGATACTTAACATCAGAATCACCCTCAATAACATCAAAAGGATAGCCTGTAGGTAAATCAATTGGTTTATCCTCTAACAAATAATCATCAGCGCCCTCTATCCAACGGATAAAACGACCGTTAGGATATTGAAACATTAACTCTTGTTTCTTAACATCTTTTGTATCTATGAAAGTGCTATCATCTTTTAAATAAGCATTCCATACAACAATATTTTTACTCTGAGATATGTTGCCCTCTAAAGGACTTCTACCGTCAGCATACATCTGAGTAGTATTATAATTATCTCCGACAGTATTTACTGCACCCTGATTAGGTGTCTTATCCTTTTTATGCTTATCTGAATCATCTGAAACAGTTTTAGCTTTTTCTATCCTGTCAGCGTATTGAGGATAATCTTTTTTCAAAGTGATAGAAGAAACAACCTCTTTTTTAAAGATATAATTGCAATCATCTACCTTTTTAGCGGTTGTATCAGGGAAATAGTTAAGAGGGTCAACTGAAATAATCTGAACATCACCAAGTTCTTCATCTTCAGCTTGTTTCCAAGTTGTTTCAGCAATACCAATACCGCAAACATTTTTGTTATGAACAACCGCTCTCTTAACACCGTCAATATCGTTTTCTTTTAAAACGTGTTTATTGCAGTCATTCAGAATATCAGCTATTGAGTTCATTAAAGATATTTGATTGATATTAGCAAAGCTCTTTGTTTTTGCAACAACAGAGCTAACCGCATCAAAATCTAAAATAAGCGTAGTTTTAGTATCAATAATACCTTTGATGATATTAAGTTGGTTGCCGTCTTTATAAGTACCCTCATAATACTCACGATACTTCTTAAACTCCGTATGACGTTTTTTGTTTTCTTCTACGGCTTTATTCTTCAATGATTCTAAGTGTTCTAAAATCGGTAATTTCATTTATACACTTTCCATTAACTTACTTGTCAGATTATCTCTGAATTGTTGACTTGCTTTTGCTTCCTGCTCTTTTTTATTCTGTTCACACTGCTGAGAAAGCTCTTTATCTCCTGCATAAACACAGTCATTTTCTGCACAATATTCTTTTATCTCTCTCTCAGATTGAACTTCACGAGCTAAAGTAACATCAAAATAAGGTTGAAAAACGTGAGAATAAATACTGCACTTCTCTCTTACCCATTCTTCATACTTTCCGTTACAGTTAAGTAATGACTGCCTGCAATTAGCACAATCTTTAACTTCACATATTGCTGAATTATCCATAATTCAAAATTCCGATATTTTGACGTTTTTCTGTTTTAGCTCTTAAACTTTTTCTTTCAGCTTTTTCAAATTCTGAAACAGATTTACGATATAAAAGCGCCTGAGTGAGATATAACAGAGCATCTATTGCGTGATTGTCTTTATCTACAGGAGTTTCATCTAAGTTCCTGTCAGCTCCCATACGAGCTTCTTTGAACTTATAATTCTTTAACTCCCAAATCAGATTGACACAATTAGAACAAATTAAAAGCCTGCCCTGCTTGAACAAAGAATTGACTGTAACTATATTGTTCATCTCATCTTTGTTTGATTCCTGAAGTCTTAAACCGAGTTTAATTAATGTATCCCATAAACTTTTACCATCCCTGTCAGGTCTTTTTATTGCAAAATCCATAACAGTAGTAAAAACACCGTGTCTTAAATTCTCTCTTGCAAGTTCTTCAGGCAAGCACTCAGACTTGTAAAATTCATCAAAGATGATTATGTCATCATCATAGGTTTTGACACCCCATAAAAAGCAGCTTGGGTTTCTCCAACCATAATCACCACCGATTAATATTTTTTCACCGCTTCCAATGTCGGATATACTAATTGGCGGTATAACACTTGTTAATTCAGAAAACTCAGAAAAAACAAGACCGTATAAATTCTGCCAATCACCCATTGCCCACCTCTTAAAATCTCTCTCAGAATATTGAGATTTAAGAGTTTCTAAATAATCAGGCGGTAAATTGTCTAAGTTGGCAGTTGTTGGAGAGTTCAAGAAAAATATTTTCTTCTCTCTCTTTTCTTCCTCTGTTAAATCGTAAAAAGTTCTTTTTACCCAATTCCCTTTTGGGTTACCCTCAACTAACATAAAAGTTTTAGGCATTTTAGAACCTGATAAACGACCAAATAACTGCTTGTATAATTCCTCTTGTATATCCTCTATCTGACATACACAGGCTAAATCATACTCTGCAGATAAAATGTTAGTGTCAGAATCAAACGCCCTGAAAACTATCTGAGAGCCGTTTTTGAATTTTGCAATACGAGAACCCTCTTTACTTGCTTCTACGTATGTAAATTGTCCGTACTTCTCAAAATCGTTTCTAAACTGCTTAATAACTGAGTCTTTGAGTTGGTCATAAGTTTTACGAACATATATAACCTGAAGTCCTGCATACTTCAAACAAAGTAAATAAGTGATAAACTGAAACAGAAAAGATTTACCTGAACGAAAACCGCCCATAAATACAAACTGTTTTATATCATTATCTTTAAGTGATAAATCATCATTCAGAATCTGATTTATCATCTCAGCTTGAGCAGGATTGAAGGTTATTGTGTTACCATTCAATCTTATATCTGTAATCATTTTTAACCGTTTTCAAGCAGATTTAAAATAGTTTCTTCACGATTAATAGCTTTTAAGGCGCTGCGCTCTTTTTTACTTTTAAAAGCATTCATTGGTTCAAGTTTTTCAACCTTTTGTATAAAAAGAACACGGCAACAAAATAAGAAAGCAGCACAGAAAATTATGCTGCAAATCAAGAAAGTTAGACAAAAATAAATGTAGTTCATATCTATTTGTTTTTCTTTGTTATAACTTCAATATTAAGGCTATCACTCAGATTTACATCTTGCTCAACCTTATCAACCCACCCTAAGTTTTTGAGTGCAAATATTGCACCTGCGCACTTGTCATTCCATAATTGTTTTTCGTATTCATTCTCAATTTTGGAACGTGCTTTTTTTATAGTGTGAGAAAACTCAGGATATTCTTCATAGTCATAAAAAGAACGTCTATCACAAAAACCAAGAAATAAAGCTAATCCTGATATTGTAGGTGTCATTATTTTATGTTCAATAACTTCACCTGAGTTTTTATCAAAATAAGTGATTATTTTAAAATCAGGACAGTTTTCAAAATACTCATTTATCTTTTTTTCTAATTCTTCTTTGTTTTTAAATTTTAAAGGTCTACCTTCAGGATTTTTTTCTTTTTCTTTTTTCTTCATAATTAAATAACTCCCTCTTTATTCAAGTTCGGGTTGATTGTTCAATTATTATTCTTCTTTACATCAAATTCTTTGTTAAAATAATCTTGGGTAACAATAATATCAAAATCTGTTTCTCTGTTTGTTTCATTACAAACTTCTACTTTAGTAAATATCGTTTTACCAAAGAGTTTATATTTTGTAGTTTTACTCCAAAAATTTACATTCATTTTATGATTATGATATTAGAAGTAATCTTGTTACCACTATAACCTGATTCATTCAAATATCTACCTCTTTGAGTAGTATCAGTCAAAACTTTAAAATAAACTAAATCAATACTCTTAGAATAAGGTTTAGTCATATATCTGATAGTTTCTGTTTTATTTACTCTGTTTTCTTGAGTTCTTGTTAAATACTCATCTGCATCTAATCCTGATAGTGTAACAGGTATCAGAGCTTTACGGTGTCCGAGAGAATTAAGTGCTTTTCTTTTAATCAGCACAATAGACTTTTCGCACCAAGGACAAATCCAATAATAAAATAATTCCTCAACAACTCTCTCACCTTTGAGAGTATGTTTTAATGTAGGTGTCTTAACTTTATATAAACTGATTGTATCTATATCTTCTTTAGTATCAGCGTGTCTGCCACAACTGCAATTTATTTTCATCCCCAACTCCCAAGATTAGACACAGTACACCTGTATTACATATAGCTCAGTTGCTTTCAGAAAAGTTGCCCTGCTATACAATTATAGTATAGCATATAAACTCATTTTTGGAATGATACTAAGGTATCATCTTTAATTATTAGCCAATAACTCAGCTTGATATTCAAGTGCTAACTCAATCTTATTCTTGACATTATATAAACCGCAAAGATGCTTTACCTTTCTTTTAACCTGAATAACACTATATCCTACTTCAGGAGCTATCTCTTTATAAGTATAAGCCTGAGCTACCATTGATAATATCTTTTGCAGCTTTTCATCCAAAACAATTTGCATCTTTACTTTCCCCCAATTAGTAAAAACGCAATTAAAGACACTCCATAATTATATCAGAAAAATAGACAGTTGTCTATTTATAACTTTCCATTCAAAAACAACAATAAAAGAAGTAACCCAAAAGCCCAATGAATCTTCCAAGCTGCCACTATTACAAAAATGATAAACGCAATTAATAAAATTCCAAAGATGCAACTGCAACCTGTATTTTCACTTTTTTTATTTTCTTCTTCCATTACAACCTGAACGATACATTCTTAATAACTTTACCAATTATTCTGAAATCAACCTCTTTTAATTCTTCACGAGTAAAAACTTTTGATGTGTTACCACTTGGAGCATACGCTTTTATTTCTACATCATTGTTTATTAAAGCCTGCATCTCTCGAATCCAAAAACGACTGTTCTCTCTTGAAGTTGCAAAATAAACACCGTTACCTCTAATCTCAGTATGCGAAATATCAACAATTAGAATATCACCGTTATTAATCGGATACCAATACTTAGTTAAAGCATCACCAACCATTGTAATAATACAAAGGTTTTCAGGTTTAGAGTACCAATGATTCTCAATAGCTTTCCTCTCAGCAGTTACACAGGTAAAATCAGGGTTTTTAAGTTCTTCAGGTAGTTCCGACCAATAAGGAATTTTAATAATGTCAGATGTTAACTCTTTTGTTAACTTTTCAACAGGCAAGTTAACATTAAAATATTTTTCAATTTTGTTAACTTCTTCTAATTTAAGTAAACTCCCTCTCTTAGCACGATTAGATATATTTGCTCTTGAAGTTCCCAAAGCTACACCAATATCATTAAAAGATATTTTCTTATTTGTTAACTTCTGTAAACTGCTCTGTAAATCAATAATACTAAGCATTTTTCCAACTTTCTAACATTAAGTAAACTTTTTGAAAAGTTTTTGTTGACAAATTGTATAACAAAATATACAATGTAAACATAAAGTAAATGAGGATGTAAACAAATGGAGTTAACAGTTCTTGTAACGAGCAGAATAGACAAAAATACTCATAAAAAACTTGTTGCTTATGGAAAATCCCGAGATTGGGAAACTTCTAAAACAATAAGGAATATTTTGTCAACATTCTTGAACGATAAGAAGAAAACTACAAATGTTTAATTCTTGTCAACTATCGTAAAACAAAAACGCAACTAATTAAAGACACAAACATCTGTAATATGCAGGTGTTGAACAACAAACAAGTTAGTACATTGACAATTGAATACGCACAAAAATCTACACAGTACGGAAGCGAGAGAGAATAACTACTGAACTTTCTGACAGCTTCTAACCGTACATTGTAGGAGCAGAAGTAGTGGTTTTGAGAAATTTGATTTTTCAAAATCGCCCTGTTCAATGACAGGGCATATTTGAGAGATTGAAGGAGATAGAAATGTTTAGTTTTTTAATTAAGATTTTTATTAAAAAAGAACCAACAATTGCGCAGCTAACAACTGCTCACACTTTAGCAACAAGAGTTTTTATAAAGATGTACAGACATAGACCTGAAGAAGCTGAAGAACTTGCTTATAGACAAATCAG